TAGGATTCAGTCATCACTGGTAAGGCAGTGGTCGGGAGCTGGGCGTTGACGCGCCGCAGCTCCACAATTTTATCGGCAATTCAGCCGAGACTTGGATGAACGCTCAAATGCGCGTTGTAGCGGCCTGTAGCGGCATAGGTGCGATCAGGCAGTCCAGCCATGGTGTGAAAGATCATCTGACCGATCTTCATGTCGGGATAGAGGGAGATGGGGTGCATCCGTCGAGCATTGCTCAGCTCCAGCGTGAGCCGTGAGCCGTACCAGCCACAATCGGCGAATCCGGCGTGGCTGTGCTCGTAACCCTCTCGCGCACGACTGGATTTCAGGTAGAACAAGCCGCACACATGATCTGGCATCGAAAAAATTTGGCGAGTTTCGGCCAGGCAAAACTCCCCCGGTTGCAGCCAGTAGGGGTTTTCAGCGGTGTGGCCGTTAATGCCGACAATCTGCAGCTCAGGGCGATCCGGCACCTCGATCATGATGCGATCCCCCAAAGTCAGATCAAGGCTGGCTGGATTTAGCAGCTCGTGATCAAACGGCACCACCATGGCGTGCTGCTCGCACAACCGGCGAATTTCATGATCGGGCAAAATCATCAGGTGTAGTCCCAGCGGCGGCGTTTGCCATCAGCGCGGCGGCCGAGATGGATGAAGGCCGGTGCAGCGTAGCCGAGGCTGAACGGCCAGTTTTCATCGCACCACTTCTCGACAGCTTTCATGTCGGCGCCATCGATCACGAAGTCGACCGCACCAACGCCAGGTGCTGAGTAGAGGTGCTCGCTATCGGTGGCGCCACCCACTGAGGCGTTGATCGCTGCCGGCCTGAAGCCGCTGGTGATGATGATGCTCTTGCCGCCGAAGCGTTGCCGCACCCGCTCGAGGAACGCCGCCAGCTCTGCTGCAGTGTTCACCTGATATTGATGGACGAACCGCCGCGCCTCCTGATCGAGCGCGAACTCACCCAGGCGGATGTGCGGTGTGATCCGTGCGCTGAATGATGAGTCGGGCGTCAGCCTGGCGGGTTCCTGCTGCATCTTCGGCCGATGGTCGCCCCACAACTCCCCTTCTGCTCTACGGCGCCGCAGCAGGCCAGCCTCCACGTTGGTGCCAGGATTGCGGTATAGCTCCATAGCGGCAGGCACCTTGTGCCATGCCTGCTCGCGCAGCACCTTGGTGATCGTCTCGAATCCGGGCGAATCGAAAAAGCCAGCGCCCAGGTTGTAGGCAAAGCTTACCAGCGCCGAACGCTGGTTGTCGTCCATCACCTTCCAGTGCGGGATGGAGCTGGCCAGCTTGTCGGCGATGCGATCCACCTCAAGGCGGAGCATCATGTCGGCCTCGATCACGTTGATCTTGTCTCCACGCTTCACCGGCACGCCACCGCTATAGCGGGTGGTGCCGTAGCCGATCGTCCATGGATCGCCACCGCTGAGCGGATCGGGGTAAGCAGAGAGATGCACGCCCTCGAACTGCTTGATCAGGTTGATCGCAGCCGATAGGTCGATCTGCTTGCCGTCCTGCGACCAAGCCTCGAACCATGGCCGATCACGCCGCATCGCCTGCTTGTAGCCATTAGCGGCGAGATCCTGCTCAAGCAGGCTGATCGCCGCGGCCTGATGGGGGAGTCCCTTGTAGTACCGAAACAGAGCCTGCAGTGTGATCGGTGCCGTGTTGGCCATGCTCAGCGGCGCTTAGGGAACATGATGCGCAGCGCTTGAAGGAGGAGTTGGACCCAGCTATTCGACTTCAGCGGGGAAACGGCGATGATCTCGGAGCCAGCGGCCACGATGATCGCGATGATCGCAATGGTTTCAGGGGACATAGCAGTAGTGCCTGAATCCCCAAGTTACTGCTGAAGCTCCAGTGCGCGCACGCGCTTATCTAAGTCGGCCAGTTCGGTGCGTGCGTCGATCTTTAGTTCTTCGATCGATTTGGCCATCTGCACCACCGTGGCCTCGATCCGTGCTGACTGGATCTGCATCGAGATCAGCAGGCCGCCGATCGCGACCATGCCAGTAGCCAAGACGGTGGGCAGCGAGGCGGAGAAGACGCCACCGACGCTCTGTGGTTCTTCAGCCATCGCTGTGGCTTCCATCCCATCCATCGTAGCGATCGAATGGGTCCGGCCTCCCCTGCAGGATGACCAGCGCACGGCGGTAGTAGTGGTTATCCGTCTTCCCGACACGCTCGAGGTGGTCGCGAATCTTGCGCCAGTTCTCGAGAGTGTCACGATCCATTAGCGGCCTTGCCCCCTCAGTGGCTTGCGGCCGCGGCGCCGGGGTCGACTGTGTTGGCCGTACCCCTGGCACGTGGTCTTCGGTGGACCGGGCTGATGCTCGATGCGAGCGGTGCCGGTTTTACTACGAACGGTCATTACTCAGCGGCCTCCTCTTCCGGCTCGGGCTCGCTGAACTCCAGGGTGTCCACGAGTTTGGTCAGCACATCTGCTGCCATTTGCATCAGGGGCACATCACCCGTGGTGCGTGCGCTGGCAAAGCTGTTGATTGCAGCGATCAGTTCAGCTTTGGTGCAGGGCATGGGCACAGTTTTCGATGGGTGGGTAGAGGGTAGGACTAATCAAGCCCGAGCGCAGCCTTGATCTCCTCAGGGCTTTGCGCCGCATCAATGTCGCTTTGGATGGCCGCGTATTTGTCCCGGATCTCTTGGCGCTTGGTCTCCGCCTCAGCGGCATCCTTGCCGGGAATTTGCTTCATGATCACCTCGTCGTAGGGTTTGAACTCCTCAGCCCGCATGGCGCGGCGCTTGTCGTGGCCAACAGCTTTGGCTTTGTCCAGGTTGATGGTGATCATTGGGCTGCCTCCTTGGCGGCGAAGTAAGCGTCGGCACCGATGCCGTAGCCATCAGGGTTGCTGAAGTCAGCTTCCCAGACGCCACGGAATGTGCGGTCCTCGGGGATGTCAGTCACATCAGCAAGCAGGTAAGGAACACCTGCTGGCACGTCCTTTTGGGCGACGTCCTCAATGGGCAGCTCGCCGGTGGGGATGATGACGGCAACGCCGCCGTCAGGGGTAGGGTAGATGATTCGGTTCATGGCGAATTAGCGGAAGATGGCAACGTTAATGTGGGTTTGGTCGTATAAATCAGCGCTAGCTGGGTATCCAATCTGAAAACGCATACTCCCCGTAGCGTAGAGACAACTATTTGTTCCGCGCTTCCATGCTCCATAGGAAAAGCCATTTGTTTGCGATGGTCCACCAGTGCCTGTTCCGTCGTCGTTTGCGCTTAAATTAAAAGCATAATTCGCATCCGCCAACGCCGACGTGAAGTTAACCGTATAGTCGCCCACTCCGTTATCCGTAATGCTGCTCACGTTGCCGTTACCACGGATGGACACGGTGCCAGTGCCGTTAAAGTTCACCCAGGCGCGGCAGGCGAAGGCGGGGTAAAGAGTAGATCCACCTGGAACAACGGTAGAGATTGCGCCATTGTTGGCGATACGCATCCGCTCCGTTGGACTACTCGATCCGTCAGCGGTAGTAGAAAATATTAGGCGAGTTGGGAGGTCATTCGCTCCACTGGTGGCATCAACTGCTGCTTCTATGCGCGCTCCTTCAACAAAATCGGTTCCGTCTGATCCCTGAAAACTCACTATGCCAAGACTGTCGTTGTTGGCAACAGCCGTGTTGCCGCCAACACTGCCGCTCATTTGATGCGCAAGAATCAAAATTGCCATTGAAGTGGCAGCGTTTTCGGAAGAAACAATGCTTAGTGTTCTTCCTTGAAAAGATGTGCCTTCAAATTGAATGCCAGAAGGAAGTGCACTATTGAAGAAATTGCTACGCGCAGTAGACGTGCCAATTAGCAAACGCCCCGAACTATCGCATCTGAATCGCTCAATGCCTTCGGTCGTCACCTTGAAGTGACCATCGGAACCGGTATCAACAACCTCAGCCTCGGTGTTGCCTTCCGTGATCTTGTCGGTGGTGGCAGCGGGCGAAGTCCAGCTCAGCGTGCCAGAGCCGTTAGTCGTCAGCGCCTGACCATTAGTGCCATCCGCGCTCGGCAGCGTCCAGGTGACATTGCTGGAAACGGTGGCAGGAGACTGGAACGCAACCCAGTTGCTGCTGTCAGAGTCAGCAAAACGCAGATCGCCCTGTGCGTTCAGGGTGATGTTGCCATTGAAGGTCTTGCTGCCAAACTCGCCATCCAGCTCAAGCAGTTCCACCCATGCCGAGTTCGCGGCATTGCGGATCTTGAGCAGGCCGGTGGTGGTATCTGCCCAGAGTTGGAAAGCGTAGGTGGTTGCCGGCTCGGTCGCGCCGCTGTTATTCGTGGCGATCGCACCGAGGGCGCCGTTGATGTCGGATCTAACTGCCGCACCAGTGCCGTTGGCTATGACGTAATCGTGCTGAGCCACGAATCAAGTGCCCACTAATAGACCGAGTTTAGCCTTGCCGTCCATATCCGGTTGCACTCCATGTGAAGTTGCGGGTGACGGCACTCCCGGAGTTGAAGAAGCTGATCGTGAAGCCGGTGCCGGTTACGCCCGTGATCTGGAAGTAGTCGCCAGCCTGCATATTTTGCGCCGTGATGCCAACGCTGGGCAGGTAAGCGTTGACGCCGCCAATGCTGGCCGTGCCAGTGAAGAACGGGTGAGTGAAGGTCACGCCGGTGTTGGTGGTGCCAGAGATGGCGGCGACGCTTTGCTCGGTGCGGCGTTGGACGCTTGCCAGATAGCCCAGTTCATCCACGAGGATGTTTTCGGCAATGTCGCTGCTGGTCAGCGTGGTGCGGAACTGGAAGCCACGGCCACGGAAGGTGCCATTCACAAACGGCTGCCATGCACCCCAGGTCGGGGTGCCGCCAGGGTTGTCGGTGGTGCTGCGGAGTTCCAACACAGCGTTCACCGAATCGATCACGCCACCATCCCAGTCACTCCAAGTGTCCACCTCACCTAGACGGCTGTCGATCAGATCGCTAGGGAAGTAGCCGCGGGTGACGAAGTAGCGGCTGAAGTCGATGGAGAAGGTGTTGCCGAAGTCAACAGTGGTGGCGAAGTTGTAGGTGCCGGACGATTGAACGTCGCCCATCACGTCAAAAGTCACCAACGCATCAACATCCAGCACATCGTCCAGCAGTTCAGAACCATCCAGCGTCAGGGCATCGAACTCATCGCTGTAGAAGACGTTGGTGCGCGTGCCTTGGAAGGGCGGCGCGTCTTGGTCTTCGCGACGGTTGATCAGCGTGAGCGGTGCCAGCGTGTCGGGCAGGTCGATGATGATGCTGGTCTCGTTAGCGCTCTGCCGGCCGCCATCATCCTCGAACTTAACCAGCACTTCGCCTTCCACCAGCGGGATGATGGCCTCGGTGGCGCTACCGGATTTGGCTTCCACCAAGTCAACGCTGTTGCTCCAGCTCGCGCTGCCATCCGTCAGGTTGCTGTGGCGGATGTGGACACTACCTCCAACTTTTACGTCGATATCAACGGTTTGATCCCACCGCAGGCGGCCGGAGTTGGCATTGATGGCCTCGAAGCTGAGGTTCTGAACGTTGCCGGGGACAGCGGTTTTGCCGATCGCTGCAAAGTTCAGTGATGCAGGCGATGTGCTTGGTGTGCGCGCACCGTTGAGCGTATAGACCCGGATCTCATAGGTCTGTGCAGTGGTGTCGAGGATCTCGTAATCAGTCTGCGGAACGTTGACCGTTGTCCAGTTTCCGTTCAGTGGGCGCCATTGCACCTGATACTCAGATGCTCCGACCACAGCACCCCAGCTCACAATCAGCTTGACCCGTGCTTGGCCGTTGCTTTCGTAAATGGTTTCCGATGCGGAGAGGTTGCTCGGCGCTGGCTTCGGTTCGTTGAGCTGCGTGATGTCGCGCGTCTGCAGCTTGAAGCCGCGCTCGACGTAGTTGTATTTGCTGGCGTTGTATGCAATCGCGGTGACTTCGTACTGAACGCGATCGATCTCGCTGATCGTCAGCACGCGCCAAGTGCTGGTCTCGACGTTGCTATTGCTCAGCACCCAAATGCTGTTTGCGTTCGGTGCAGTGCTGAACGCCGAGGCGACGGTGATGTTCGCGCCAGCGATGCTGTTGATCGCCTTGGTCTCGACGGTGCCATCAGGCAAGATCACCGATAGGGTCGCGCTGCCGGTGGTGACCAGATCGGTCTCGGCTGTGTCGTCGACCGTAATCACGGTGGTGGTGGCTGCTGCAATCCGACCACCGCGACGCACACCAGCCTTCACCGGATCGGCGATCTCGATCACCTGGCCTGGTCGCACCAGCACACCGGCATCGACGGAGGTCTTGAAGGAGACGACCTCGGTTTCGTACTGCTCGGTATAGAGCAACCACTCGCCAAGGCGGGCAGCCTGACCGCGGCTGGTACAGGCGAAGGCTTTGATGTTGGTAGTGATCACGCCATACTTCGCGATTGCCTCCTGGTCCTCCACTACCTCGTAGGCAATGTCTTGCGTCTCGAGATCGAGGTAGCTGACGATCGCGACCGTGTGCCTGGTCTTCAGATCCGAGCCGGTATAGGTGAAGCCATCAGCACTGACATTGGCCAGCGTGAATAGGTAGCTGGCATCGGTCGGCTTGTCTTGGCTGATGGTCAGCGCGCCAGTGCTCCAGTACGGCATCACCCGCATCACGGAGCACAGATCGTTAATCAGCTTGTAAGCCTCCTCTTGGTTCTGGATCAGGGCATTGCAGGAGAAGCGCGGCTCGGTGCCTCCAAAGCCGTCGTCGACGCTGGTGGATGCGTACTGGCTGGCGGAATAGAAAGCAAACTTGTCGAGCTGGCTGGCGGTGATGTGATCACCCAGTCCCCAGCGGGTATTGGTGAGCAATGCGTAGAGGATCCAAGCTGGATCTGAAGTCCAGACCGCAGCGCCGAAGGTGCCATCCCATGCGCCGGCGTAACTGATGGCGCCGGTGGTCTGGTTCACGGTCCCGTTGCTCGGGATCCGCACCTTCATCCCACGGATGCGATAGGTGCGGCTGGGGATGCTGCTGAACTGCTCAGCATCCAAGCGCATCGCGACTAAAGCGCTGTTGGGATAGCGCAGCTTCTGCTCAGTGATCTCGGTGTAGCTCGACCAGTAGAAGTCGTTGATTAAATTAGTATCTACACTATCGGCTGTAATACGCACCACGCGCACATCAACCGGGAAGGCTCCGGTGAGGCTCACCTTGTAGTCCTTCTGATATTGATCAGCGGTGCGGCCTGCGATCGTGTCGTTTATCACGGTGGTGTAGCCACCGCCGTTGTATTGAACGCGGATCTGTAAATTTAGGTTTGTTCCCTTTACGTCTCCATCATTCGTGTATTGCTCAAGCCGCGGCACCGTGATGGTGACTCGAACAGCGTCGACGGTGGTGTCGGTGATCGTGCGCGTGATTGGCGTGGCCTGCTCAACCTTTACCTGAACGCTGGTTTCCCGTTCAATATCGGAGAAGCCGGAAATGTATGTCTGCGCCTGCGTGCCGTAGCGAGCTTGCAGGGTGACGTTCTGGAAGTTGTAGTCGGCCGACTGTGGGTTAGTCGCATCAGCGCCCTGCCGCAGGATCTGCGTGCCGTTCAGGAATACATCCTTAAGCAATGCCCGGTTGTAGTCAGCGCTATCGCGCGCGTAGGCCGCGGCCGACGGGAAGCCTTCGATCTCGCCTTCACTCAGCAGATCGACGAACGTCGCATATTGCTTCGAGGCCAGCGTGTCTGGATCGCGAACTGGCGTCCTAGTTGGCGCGACAACGGTCTGCTGGACGACGGTTGTACCGCCGCCGCCGCCGCCACCACCACCTGCACCACGGATCAGTTCGCTCATGCTTCTATTTGTACGGTGTCGATGCCGGCCGAGATCACCACAGAGCCGCAGATCACTTCACCGAACGCTAGGGGCAGCGGCACACCTGCCCGGCTGGTGTTCTGAATCCCGCTGAAGCTGTAGGACTTCTGCGGATCCATCTCGGTGTTCGTGGTGCCCTGGGGTCCGCTGTAAGTGCCAGAGCTGGCAAGCGTTGGCGTTGGCGTCAGTGCCTGCGAGATGCCGCCCAAGATCAGCGCGCCGCCAAGCAGACCGATCTTGGTGACGGTGGCACCAGCAAGGCCAAGGCCAAGGCCGGGGATGAAGATCGCAGCAGCAACCAGCGCAACACCAGCAAGGATCTGCCCCACGCCGCCACCAGCACCGCCGATCACGGGCACGATCTTGATCGCATTGCTACCAGCCGGACCGTGCAGCTCCTCCATTCCTACGGCATGATCACCGACCATCACGCGGTAGTGGCGCGCCTCTTGGCACATGTGCCGCTCGACCTGTGGATAGTTGGCCAGCAAAAATCGGATCGCCTCTGCTGCACTATCAACGGCCGCCATGAACTTGCGCCGTCCGAGGAACTTGGCTAGCTGCCCATACACTCGGATCTCGCGCAGCATGGCAGTTCTCAGCCTTCGGTCAGTTTATCGGCGTCGCGATGGCGCAGTCTACGGCCGGTGCAATTTTGCAGCCAACCGCCGTACAGATCACGACTCGAGAGGCGACCGCGGAGATGGTGCAGCACCAACTGATCACCGACATACACACCGCAGTGGTTGAGGCCACGGCCTTCGATGTTCATCAGCAGGCCATCGCCAAACTGCAGCGGCTCCTCCTCCGGCAGTTGATAGAAGCCGGCATCTTTCCAGAAGCCATCAAATAGCGGCTGCGACTCAAAATCTGCATGAGTGGCCGGTCGATCCCAATCCGGCAGATCGATGCCGTGCTCGCCGTACCAGTCACGCACCAGCGTCCAGCAGTCGCTCACGTCCCACACCCAGCTACGGCCGATGAGCGGTGCCTTGTAGCCAGTGGGATGCGTCTCCGACCATGCCTCGGTCTTCGGATTGACGATGTACCACGGCAGGCCAGTGGCCTCGATGCTGATCAAATCCGGCTGGCTCGGTTCCGGCGGCGTGACCGGATGGCTATGGAAGACGGCTACCACCTCGCCAACATCCTCCGCAGCGGCGTAGTCCTCAGGAGAGAGGACAAATTGTGTGCCGTCTTGATCCAGATTGCGGCAAGGCCAATACCGACGACGGCCTTTGATAACCACCACCAAGCCGCAAGCCTCACGCGGATCTTCCTGCTTGGCGTGCTTGAGTGCGTCAGTTTTCCAGCTCATACGGTGTAGGCGCCAATGCCAGGGAAGCTGCCATAGGGCAGTTCAGAGGTTGCCCCGAAGCGCAACTTACAACTGGTCAGGCGCTTGCCGCATACATCACTGCTGGCGCTACTGACTGGTTCATCGTTGGCGGTGAAGTAGTTGCTGCCTGTGTAGCCGCACTCGGTCGAGCGGTAGACCCATTGACAGATGTTGGCGATGCACTGTCGCTTCGGCGCCCGCACACCTACCAAGTCAAACGCCGCGGCCAGCTCGAACTCCACCACCTGCCGGCTCTCGGATGACTTGCGCGCGATCTTGTAGACCTCCCGCGGGAACTCGGCGGTCGGATCCGGCGTGCCGTAGGGGTTGGTACCGCCGGTGAAGTTGGCGCCATCGATGTAGCGCGCCATTGTGCGGATCCTGGTCAGCGTCGCCCCTGTCAGATCGTTACCAGCGGTGGTGGCGTTAACCGTCGCCAAGATCGTGCTGATGCTGCCGAGGATATTGCTCACCTTGATCTTCGGCCGCGGCAGGCTGCCGGTGCCTGTGTACTCAAATCCCTCGGCCTCGACCGGGAACCGCTGATAGCTATTGCTGTTCCAGACCAGTTCACCGTTGGCGTCCATATTGCTGCCGGCGTGGAAGCGGTACACCGTATTGCTGCCATGCAAAGCGGTGACAAGCTGCAGCTCGAATAGCTCGATGATGCTGCTCGGCGCGATCTTCTGTAGCTCTGAGACGGGTATCGCCATGGCTACGGTTCGAATACCTCAATGAAGGTGGCGGTGATGTTATTGAAGTTGCAGGAGCGCAGCGTGGTCTGCCACTCCCTGCAGATGTATTTGCCAGCAGTGCCGCTGGGTGGTGTCCAGTCAAAGCTCTCGACGCCAGCTCGGGCATCCAAGAAGGCCGTGATGTTGTCGCGCTCGGTGTCGGTGCGGTTCAGAAAGTTAAGCTGCCACTCCTTGCCATTGCGGTGCAGGCCGAAGCCGACGCGATGCTGATAGCCATCACCTGCCTCGAAGGTGACCACCCGCGGCTTGCTGATCTCAGTGGCCTCGAAGCTGGGCGTGTAGGAGAAGGTGGCCATTAGTTGAGCAAGCCTCCTGGGCGCTTCTGAATCACGATCTCATTCTTGACGGCTTCGCTGATTGCCCGGCCGA